TCGAGGAAGAGGATATTGAACGACATGCCTCGGACAGCACTCGCAGATGTAGAAGCTGCCAATATCTTACTGCCATTCTCTAACTCCAATGAACCTCTGTTCCATGCTAACACACCTTGCTGCATCCATTTAGGAACATTCTCATATGCCGTCTGTAAACGACCTAATAGTTCTCTAGCAGTTGCTGCTTTGTTTGCTAGTATGCCAATATTTACACTATCATTAAAAAGCAAATAATGCAACAAATACGATATAACAGTTGTAGACTTACCCGTCTGTCTGGGCATCTTACAAATATTAAATCTATGATCATGAAAATTGTTAATTAATTTTTGCTGAAAATCATAGGGTTCAAAAGGCATTAAACCATGATCAAGAGTAACGATCTTTACATGTTGTTCTGCAAAATATACAGGATCTTCTCTACATGCAACAAATTCAAGTATTTGCTCCTGGGTAAATTCCTGAGCAACATTTGCTTTTTTTAGATTAGGATTACCTAGATAAATTTCGTCAACAGCCATAATAATCCCTACATCATTTCTCCAAATAAATGGCCTTTTGGTTTATTTAACATAGTTTTATCATGATCTATTGTTCTTCTAGTCATATCAAGTAATTTTTGTAAATTATCTGCTTTCTTTCTTAATTCTTCGATCTCTCTATCGTTGTCCTCCCGTCTGGAGGAGTGGTTCTCCTGGGTCATAGTCCGATACTTGGTAGCCCCACAATTTAGCACCAGGATATACTTTCCTTACCTGATCCTGTACTTCTTTGCGGGATGGTTTTTTGACTTGAGGGAAAAACATTTGTACCATATAGTTTTTACCCCTCCAAGCCAATTGGATGGATATTATATTTCCTACTTTTTGATAATTTGGCAAACGTGTTGCTTCAATTACTTTTGAAGGCTTAAGAGGTTCCGGAGTTATTACATCAATAACTTCTAAAAAGGGATTACCCTTAGCATCTTCAATTGATACACTTTTCATTATAATAGTATTATCTACCCTTTTATTTATTATTTCTTAAGTGTTAAAATCTGATCTCCCTCAAATACACTATTTTCTGCAAACCATCCTCTATTAACTTCTAAAGCATAAAGAACATCACCATCAGAATAAACTGGTTTTAATGTATAAGGATTTAACTCCTTTATACTCTCAATTGTACCATCTTCTTTAATAAATGCAATATCCAAAGGAATTTTTGTATCCTTCATATGGAAAGATTTTTGACCAACTTCATCAAAAATAAAAAGCATCCCACTATCATAATCTAAACTTTCCCTAAACATCAAACCCAAATTAAATTCTGTCTGAGTTTGAGGCACTTCAATATTAAGTGGAAGAGATCTTACTCCTTCACTAACACCCCCACCATTGCCGTTACCGTTCCCTCCATTGGACCCATTTTTCTTTTTCCCCTCATCTTCATCTTTTTCTAACCATCCCCTAGAACCTATATGATATCCTTGAGGAATTTTTTTACACTTCTTATCTTCATAACAATAATAAGATCCTGCCGGACAGGTCTTATGCATATGATCTTCTCTCAATCCCTGAAATTGCTCATAAGTTCTTCTCATTGCTCGTGCCGTCCTTTCTGCTTCGATGTTTACAAATTCTTTTGATGCATCTACCATTTGATCAATAGAAGGTCCATCACTAGCCTTATCCAATTCTAATTTCATTACAGGCCATACATTAGAAAATCTCCACTTAGCCAATCCCGGTTCTGCAGGAGTCTGATAATCCTGAGATAAGAGATCATCATTAATATTAGGAAAGAAGTATTTGTCAAATCCTGCAACTGGACCACCATCAGCAGCATTAGCACCAAATCCAGCAGTAGTTGGTGGATTTCCTGTAGGTTGTCCATCTGCATTAGCATGCATTGTAGGAATAGCTTCATTTAAAAATTCTTTAAATGGTTTCATAATTAACCATCCAATGCTACAGTAAGACCAAGACTCATGCCTGGTAGAGACTGCCAAGTACTTCCATCATAAAACTGAATTTTACTATCAGTAGTATTAAAGATCATTGCACCCTGAGTTACTGTAAGAGCATCCCTCTGTGTAGTATTTAGGACAGGGGGATAAAAAGCCCCGGTTGTTCCAGAAATTACCATCTGTGATGCTGTTACAATACCAGATACATCTAAGGAACTAGCAGTTGCAATACCAAGAGAAGAAGTTTGTTCACTAAGAGATGTTAAATATTCAACTCCATTTCTTGTTCCTGGATAAACTCTGGTATTATCGCTATAATATTC